TTGCCCAAAGACTTCAAGATATTGCTGACTTCTTGAAAAAAGAGTACCGAAAAGTAAATGGAAAGAGCCTTTCCCTCACTGCCTCAAAGGACAGTGAGCCAAGAATGCTCGTTCAGTCAACAAGCCGTGTTCACTCTTGGGTCCAGGCACAGCAAGACTTTGTTATTGGTGGCATCCCTGAAGAACCAAAGATGGGTGCCACTGTAGAAGAGAGACTTAGCGCATCTATCAAAGACTGGCTTGCACTAGGAAAGAAGTAGGTTCTTTGGTCGCAGGACTAGATAAGATGTTGTATGTCTCAATATGTTTCTAAAAAAGAGTTAGTTAAAGAGATTGTTAAATGTGGTAAGGATCCTGCCTACTTCATTGACAACTATTGCAAAATCTCTCACGCACAAAAAGGTCAGATTCCATTCCGAACTTACGACTTCCAAAAGGAACTCTTACAAAAGTTCAATGACCATAGGTTTAATATCATACTGAAATCCCGCCAGATGGGGATTTCAACTGTAACAGCAGCATATGTTTCTTGGATGCTTCTCTTTCATCGAGAGAAAGTTGTCCTTGTTATCGCAACTAAGTTTGTTACCGCAGCAAACTTGGTAAAAAAAGTTAAGTCAATGATCAAGGCCTTGCCACCTTTCTTTGATGAGATAGCAAAAATTGATATTGACAACAGAACTTCATTTATTCTGAACAACGGATCAAAGGTTATCGCGGAACCAACCTCACCAGACGCAGGACGTTCGTATGCAGCCTCTTTGCTTGTTGTAGACGAGGCAGCCCATATTGACGGCTTTGATGAACTATGGGCTGGTCTGGAACCAACATTGTCTACTGGTGGACGTTGTATTGCTTTGTCTTCTCCTCTTGGTGTTGGAAACTGGTTTCATAAAACTTATGTTGGCGCAGAAAATGGAGATAACTTTTTTCACCCAACTAAACTTCATTGGTCATTACATCCAGAAAGAGATCAAGAATGGTTTGATCAAGTAACAAAAAACTTATCACGAAGAAAAGTCGCCCAGGAGTATGAGTGTAGCTTCAATGCTTCAGGTGATACCGTTATTCATGGAGACGATCTAAATAAAATCTTGGCGGCTTGTTGTGAACCAGAACACCAAACAGGGTTTGATAGAAACTTCTGGATCTGGAAACAGTATGATCCAGAAAAAAAATATTTACTTGTTGGAGATGTCTCACGAGGTGATGGAAAAGATTACTCTGTATTTCACATATTTGAGATCTCAACGATGGAACAAGTAGCAGAGTATAGAGGCAAACCCACAACAGATCTTTTTGCTAAGATATTATATGATGCTGGTAAAGAGTACGGCGAAGCAATGCTTGTAGTAGAGAACAACAACATTGGCTTCTCTGTTCTAGAAAAGCTTATTGATGCCAGATATCCTAACCTCTACTACTCAGCAAAAGGTACACACGAATATATGGAGAGTCATGAGGCAGAAAATGTAACCAACTCCATTGCTGGCTTCACTACATCACAAAAGACAAGACCCTTGATTGTTGCCAAATTAGAAGAGTTCATCCGTAATGAACTAATTACCATACAATCAAAAAGGTCCTATCAGGAACTTAAAACATTTGTTTGGAAGAACGGGAGACCAGAAGCACAAAGAGGATATAATGATGACCTTGTAATGTCACTTTCAATCGCTTGTTGGGTCAGAGATACAGCTCTACAAGAGAGTGCAAGAGATCTTCAGTACAAGAGAACATTTTTGAACTCGATGGTTATTACTAATACTAAGCTAAATACGACGATTCCCGGTATGCAGGGCTACAAAAAAGGCGAAAGTTTTGATAAAGTAAACGCAGCGAAGCAAATGTACGACGACTTCAGTTGGATTTTCAAAGGATAAAAAATGGCAGATCGAAAACAGAACCCCAAGAATAAGGATAACCGACTCTATAAGGCTTTGACCAAGCTTTTATCTGGTCCTATTGTTGATCGTAGAAAACAGAACCCTAGGCAGCTAAAGAGAGCGCAACTAAACAAATATCAGTTTGCTTCTGCTGGTGGTCTAAACTTCAAGAAGTCTGCTTACGATCCCTTTGACAATCTTCGTTCTGCTGGATATCAGAACATTAACAGAGCAGAAAGATACATTGATTTTGATCAAATGGAGTATATGCCAGAGATTGCGTCTGCTTTGGACATTTATGCAGACGAGATGACTGTTTCTTCTCCTTTGCAAAAAATCTTGCAAGTAAACTGCCCAAACGAAGAGATCAAAGAAGTCCTAAATCAACTATTCTACAACACTCTAAATATTGAGTTTAACCTTTTTGGATGGTGCCGCTCAATGTGCAAGTACGGGGATTATTTCCTATACCTCGATATTGATGATAATCTTGGAGTTCAGAGTGTTATTGGTTTGCCACAAGGCGAGATAGAAAGGCTTGAGGGTGAAGACAAAACAAACCCAAACTACGTCCAATTCCAGTGGAATAGTGGCGGTCTAACTTTTGAGAACTGGCAGATTGCTCAGTTCAGAATCCTTGGAAACGATAAGTATGCACCTTATGGAACCTCTGTTCTTGAGGCGTCTCGACGTATCTGGCGTCAGCTTACACTCATAGAAGATGCAATGATGGCATATCGTGTTGTTCGTAGCCCAGAGCGAAGAGTTTTTTATGTTGATGTTGGTGGTATTCCTGAGAAGGAAATCGAACAGCATATGCAGCGTATTGTTACTCAAATGAAGCGTAACCAAGTTGTTGATTCAAAGACTGGTCGAGTTGACCTTAGATATAACGCAATGAGTGTTGATGAAGATTACTTCATCCCTGTCCGTGGTGGAACCTCAAATACTAAGATTGAAACACTTCCGGGCGGAACGTATACTGGAGATGTTGATGATGTAAAGTATTTGAGAGATAAGCTGTTTTCTGCTTTGAAGGTTCCTCCATCTTACCTAACACAATCAGAGGATGCTGGAGACGAAAAGACAACTCTTGCTCAAAAGGATGTTCGTTTTGCAAGAACTATTCAAAGACTTCAGAGAAGCGTTATTGCAGAACTTGAGAAGATCGCAGTTATTCATCTATACACTTTAGGGTACAAGGGCAAGGATCTTCTATCCTTCAAGCTTCACCTTAACAGTCCTTCAAAGATTGCAGAGCTTCAGGAACTAGAGCATTGGAAAACTAAGTTTGAAATCGCTGGTGCTGCCACAGAAGGATATTTCAGTCGAAGATGGGTTGCGAAAAATCTTCTCAATCTTTCTGACGAAGAGATCGTTAGAAACCAGCGAGAACTGTTCTATGACAAGAAGCTTGACGCAATGCTTGAACTATCAGGTGAAGCAGCAACCACAGAGTTTTCAAGTGACTTTGGTATGGACGACGATGCTGGTGGCGGGGCTGGAGATGAAGAAGACGCTGGAGATGAAGATCTAGAGGATGTTTTGGGCGGCGAAGATGAAGGTGGCGGCGATGAAGAAGATGTCCTTCTTGCAACTCCCGGCAAGAGAAACGATCTTCAGTTTAGATCGCAGAACCCAAAGCCATATACTACTCCTGGCTCTAAAGGTAAGAAATATACAAGAGAAAAATCAGACGACAGAAAGAGTGCAGGAAGAAAAAAGAGTATGCTCGGCAGTCTAAATCAGGAACTAGGCAAGAATACTGATAGAAATGTCTTCAAGGGTGCTTCTGACTTACAACAACTTTCAAAAGGGATATTTGAAAGCCAAGACACTAATTACGCTATAGAAACAAAAGAAGAAGATGCCATGTTGGAAAACAATGTGAGTATCAAAAGGCTTATCAAGAACCTAGAAGAAAAAGATGACAAGTAAAATGACAAAGTTCAAGCACAACAAAAAAAGAAATACTGCGTTCCTGTACGAGTCACTTGTTATAGAACTAACAAGGGCTATGCTAAAATCGGACCTAAAGAAGAAGTCAGAAATCATATCTTTGATTAAAGAGTCCTTCAACAAGAACAAGGAACTATACAAGGAGCTTAAACTTTATCACGCTCTTTCTAAGACAAATGGTCTGCACGTAAAAACAGCCGAGAAAATTCTTTCAGAGGTGAAGAGAGAGCGTGAGGTCCTTGATGAAAACACTCTCACTAAAGAGCAAGAAGAGTTGACAAGAAAAATGAAGAAGTACTTTTCAGATGATGCAATGTCCAACTTCGTTCCAAACTACAAAACTCTTGCCACTATCTCACAAATCTTTAGTAGAAAAGGTCCTGTAAAGACAAGAGTTCTTTTGGAGAATCAGATCCTACAACAGATGTCTTCAAGCGGAGAGGGCGAAGAAAAAGAAAAGATGGTCCCTATCGATAACCTTGTATACAAGACGTTTGTAAAGAAGTTTAATAGTGAATATTCCGAAGGTCTACTTAGTGAACAAAGAGAGCTTCTGTCGAAGTACATTTCTTCATTTGCGGATAATGGACTCAGCCTGAAGATTTATCTAAACGATGAAGTCGGTCGTTTAAAGGAAGCAATGAACTCCGCTCTTTCTTCAGAAGAAATAAAGAACGATGAAAGTATGCTTCAAAAAGCTCAGAGCGTTGTTTCAATACTTGAGTCATATAGAGCAAAGCAACCCGAAAGAGATATGGTCAAGCAAGTTATCAAGATTCAAGAACTTGTAAGTGAGATTACATCAGATGCCAATCAAGATTAAAATCCAAGACGATCCTTCAGTTTCCAGCGAACAAGAAGAAGAAAAGGTTGCGCAGACCAAGATAAGCTTGGCAGTCAGAAAAACTCTAGATAACAAGATTATGGTTACGGATCATCGTGACATTGATATTGTTATTGACTCAGAGAAAAAGAAGATTGTTGCATTTGCCAAAGATGTGATGAGTGATT